ACTTTTAAACTTTGTCCTGTGATAGCAACACTTCCATCATCTGCATAGTTACCTTTACTTTTATGATTTTTAATTTTCTCATTTGTTTTATTATAATAAGCTAATAATGATCTATGACAGTTTATTATAGTAACTACATGCTTCTTATTTAAAGGAATAACTTGATCAAACTCCCATGGTACCCATTTAATTAAAGCCATACCTAAATGTGTTGGACTTTGTATCAAAGATATTTTTTGAGGATTTTTTATTTTAAGTTCACTTGTTTTTAAACTATCAAGTTTAACAATACAAATAATGTCCTCTCCTGTAGATAATTTTAGCATCTTAATAGACTCAGTCATTTTATCTCCTTATTGTAAAGTTTATAATCAAATCGTTCACTAATATATAATTTAACTCTTTCTGAGAAATGTTTCAACGTATAATTTATATGACTCTTATAAGATAAGTCATCACTTATATCTATCAATCTTGCTTTTTCTTTTGTTTCTGATTTACGGAGCCCTCTTCCGATACTTTGGAGGTTGCGAATTTTTGACTTAGACGGCGAAGCAAAGATGATATTGTGGAGATTACGGATGTTAACACCTGTACTAAAAGTGCCAAAACTTGCGACAATAATTGCATTATTTTCAGTCTCTGTGATTGCTCTAATCTGTTCTCTAGTTTCGGCATCTGTTCCTCCATATACAAAAAATAATTTTCTGTCTTTTTCTTTAATTGTTGATATCATATCGTGAATAGTTTTACCATGACTAATTATTCTGAATAAAACTAATGTGTTACCTTTTTGTAAAACAGTAGCTTTACTTATAAATTTATTTCTTGGTTCATAATTAGTTAAGAAATCAATCTCTCTTTGATAATCAAAATCTTTAGCTAACTTTTTAATCTCATTACTATATTTTAATGTGATACATTGTATTTTAAACTCAGCTAGATGTTTCTGATCTATAAGGTTTTTCGTGGTTACAGTCTGATATACAGGGCCAAATAACCCTTCGAGTACTAACTTGTGGGTCTGAGACCCATCTAATGTACCTGTAAATCCAAATCTATATTTTGTATTCTTTAACTTCTCCATTATTTTAGTTAAACTCTTTGCTTTATATAAGTGAGCCTCATCACCAATAACAACTTCAAACTGATTAAAATAATTTGGATCCATATTGTATATTGATTGCCAAGTACTAACAACTAATCTATCTTGTGTTGTCTTTTCTTTACCACTCATTATAGTATGAATATTTTCTTTACAATTATAACTTTCAAAATCACTTTTCATTTGATATACTAAACTTGTTGTTGGAACTACAATTAATACTTTCTTACTTTTATAATATTGTGTCAACATATAAATTATTAAACTTTTACCACTAGCTGTTGGAGACAATACTAACTGTCTTTGATTATTGATACAAGTTAAAAATGTTTGTATTTGATAGTCTCTTGGTTTTATTGGTAAGTTATAATCATTTGTTTCAGGCTTTATAACTTGTACTTGTTCAATTTTCTTATCAACTTTATAACCTCGCTCTTCAGCAAACTTAACACAATAGTCAATTAAACCTTTGTAAATTAATTTTGTTTGACCATTATATAATCTAACCTTACCATCCCAAAATCTTCTTCTGTAAGCTGGCATAAATTTAGCACCAGGTACTTCAAATGTAAAGAAGTCAACTAACTCTTGTTTTATTCCATTATCAGCTGTAACTTTGCTATAAACTTCGTTTACGTGTTCTATAATCAACGTATCACGCTCCACCAAATTGTGTAAGTCTTCTCCAGTCAATGGCTGCACGAATCTGAAATCCTCTGTTGTTAATACTTTTTAATATATCTTCACAACAACCAACAAGTTCTTCTTGATATGCTATCTTTGAAAGTAGAGACATCATATCTTTATCTGAGTCAACATAGTTTCCTATTTCTTGCTTCAGTATAACTTTTGGCCAGGGTTCACGATCCATTTCTTTTAAATCATCTGGGTTATTCAAATCACCCCTGTAATACTCAGTCAATGTTTTAGTTAAAGACTTTTGTTTAATCTTCAAAGATCGAAGTCTTAACTTCTCATTATACATTATCTTAAGGTATTTACCATGTAACGTAGGTATTTTGAGGCTCTCAACATCAAGGTCTGTATCATCAACCTTACTGTCAGTTTGCCACATATCTAATAACTCTTCCATCTTCATAGAGTTATTATACTACAAAACTTATATTTGTGCAACTTTAAATTGTCTATATCTAAAACTTACGTCAGCTTCTAAGTAAGTGATATCTGATAATCCAACATCAAATTGTAATGGAGATAAATTAATTGGATATAAATCTATAAAGCTAATTCTCATATTTGGATTTTGAGAACTTGTATTAATAATTAAACTTCCATCACTATAAACACCTTGTACACCTTTTCCTATATTTGATACACCACTTGTTGGTCTAGTATCATTATTATTTAAATCTTTATATTGGTTAAAATTTTCTGGTGCACCTAATCCTAACATCCATTCATAAATTTCAAGATAGTTTTTCATATCTTCATCAACAGTAAATCTTATATCTAAAGGTCCATAATCTAATTTAGTTCCAACAAATGGTAAGTTAATGAATGGTGTTGGTGTTACTCCTTCAGCTATAGCAACTGATGGTAAACTTGAACTTTTACAATAATAGTTTACATTAGGAAGTTTATCAACTACAAATCTAAAACTTATAGGTGATAGAAAGTTTAAATTATCAGGTTGTTCAGTTAATGAGCTCATATAGGTATTTATCCAAAAAAAAAGGGGTCCGAAGACCCCTCTTTTCAAATATCAATTTGTATTGTGATTACATTAAGTTGTTTACAATAGCAAATCTGTAATAGATATTCTTCTTAGCGAATGCAATCGCACCATCAGCATTTGATGTAGCAAATGGGTTAGCAACCATTCCATAACGAGTCTTGAACCCGATCTTTGGTTGGAATGTATTCTCACCAACTGCTCTTACCATTTGTAGTGGTACGTAAGGACAATAGAATAATCCTGCATCAAATGCACTTGCACCTTTATAACCAATTGTATAGTATTGGCTACCTGAAGAGCTTGAGAAATATGGATCTACATATACTCTAATTCTTCCGTTAAGTACACCAGCAAAAGTATTTCCAGTGTCGTCTACATTCAAGTTAGCTGAAAGTGCTGGAGTGTAATCTAATACACCAGCCATTTGAAGAGCAGAAGCAACATCAGATCCGCAGATCAATAGGTTACCTTTACCTCTTCTTGTAGCTTTAGCAATCTGGTTTGCATCTCTTTCAATTTGGAAGATCAAACCTTTAAATCTTTCAACTGACCATCTACCGTTACTATCAACATCTAAGTCAAAAGTACCAGCAGTTGTTGTATTCTGTTGAGCACCAGCAGTAGCAGTATAGTTAATTGTTCTTACTACTTCTCTGTTAATCTCAGATAGAATTTCAGCAGAAAGGATATTTGCTAATTCTGTTTCAGCATCTAATCCATGAATTGCTTTCAAGTCTTGAGCTAATTCCATTGTGTACTCAGCTTTTAAAGCTCTTGATACTGCTGTAACAGAAACTTTTTCAACTGAGAAAGCCATCTCTGCAAATGAGTTAGCTGCACTATCACCTAAGGCTTCAGCTGTAGAAGTTGACATACCTTGATGTAATGTGTAACCAGATCCACTTGCTCTTGATGTTGGATCATTACCTGCTTGACTTGAACCAGCTGCACCGTCAAGCACGCCACCGAAGTTAGCAGTGTTTGCAGTTAGTGATCCAGTTGCAGAATGAGATGTATTAGCTTCATTAAATAATGCTTCATCACCGTCTTGCTTGGAGAATCTGCTTCTTAATGCAAAAATAAGACCTGTTGGTCCAGTCATTGGCTGAACACCGCAGATGTCATATGCAATTAAGTTTGGCATACTTCTTCTTACAAGTGAAATTAAAACTGGGTCAAAAATATCAATGCTACCATCTGAAGCAGTTGATGATGATCCACCCATAGCGTTTTGTGGAGCAGCCTCGCCTAATAGACTTGGCATTGAATATCCACCTGAACCTGCGCTAGATTCTCTAGCTGCATGCTCTTGGTTTTCTAGTAAAGTGGCAACAACCTGACGCTTATGAGGATCTTTAATATCAGGTAGATCCGCATGTTCAAGAACTGGCTGCCATTTTTTTACTAGCTCTTCTGTTAAATAAGACATTTTTTAAAGTCCTCCTATGTTTAGTATTTGAGAAAAGTCAGCCTTTTCAATTGTTTAACAATATTTATAATATACATTATTTCTTAATAGATCTGCTAATCGCGCTAACGTAACCAGCCATTGATCCACTAGGTTGTGCCTCTACGACATCTAAAGGCTCATCAGTTTCACCCACTATTTGAGAAACCTCTTTCTTATTATCTTCAGTAAAGTAGCTTTCTCTAATAATATTTAATTTTTTCTCATAACTTTCGTTATCAGAAAATTCTACACCTTCTGCTAAAGTTTTAAACTTCTCTTTTTGAGTATCGCTTAGACCTTCAGCAACTTGGTCTACAATTTTGTCTTGTTGATTTTCTTCAAGAGCTTTCTTAATCTCAATGTTTTTTTCCATTTCAGTATTAAGTTGTCCTTGAAGTTCTTCATTCTTTGCAGCTAACTCCTCAACTACATCAACTTTTTCTTCTGGAACATCAATATAATGCTCTTCGAAAAGGTTTCTTAAACCTTTCATAAAGTCTTCTGTAAGTTCAGCTTTAAGTCCTTGCTCAACTGCTATTTTATTGTTTTCTGCCCATTCTTCGACAACATAGTCTAAGTAACTATCCATCTTATCGGACATTTCTTCTTTAATAGCTTCAACATCATCTTTATAAGATGAATTAACTGTTTCTGTATAAACTTCAATATGCTCATTTATTTTATTAACAACTACTGACTCAAATATTGTAGCTGCTTTTTCTTTGAAGTCATTTGATAAATCTTCTTCATTGAATAAAGCCTTTACATCATCTTTGATGTCAACATCTTGTGCTGTTACTTTATATTCTGCGTCTTCACCCATTTTCATTTTCTTTTCTGGATGCATAGCAGATGACATAGGCATTTTTTTCATACTATTCATTGGCTTAGGCATCATCATAGAATTCATCATACCTTTAGGCATCATTCCTTCTTTGCTCATATACTGCATAGCAGACATGATTTTATCTTTATTTTGTTTACCCATCATTTTCACCATGGCATTAATCATACCCATTTTAGTCATCTTACCTTTGACTTCAGGTGGCATTTTAGGTTTTTCTGAAGAACCTTGTTTAGGTGCTTCTTTGTCTCCTTGATCTTTACTTGGACCAGGGGCTGCTGCTGTTGTTGATGTAGGCTCAGGAACTTCTGAAGGATCTCCCATTGATGCTTTAAATTCATCAAGCTGAGCTTGATCTTCTGCAACTTCCTGATCTTGTTTAAGATCTTGTTCAGACATATTTTT